CCCAGTACCTTCTCCAGATCCTCGATTATATCGGCAATATTCCGCATATTCCCCTGGGCATCAAAGACAGATATGCCCAGTTCTTTAAACTCTTCCTTGTTCTTTATGGCGACACGCTGCAGATCACGCATCACAATGTTTAATGCCTCACCTGCAGCGGCGCCTTTCAAGCCCTGGTCAGCAAACACAGCCAGGACAGCCACGCCTTCCTCTACGTCTTTATTTAAAAGTCTTAAGGCCGCTCCTGCTTTGTTTGTCAGCGCCTCCGAGAACTGCTCAACGCTGGCATTGGCCAGTGTATTCGCTTTAACCAGCACATCTGCAACTCTCTCCATGTTGCGCATGTTCTGTGCAACGTCCTTGGTTGCCAAACCTAGTGCAGACTGCGCATCGGTCAATAAGTCGGTTGCCCTGGCCAAATCAAAATTACCGGCAGTGGCAAAACGTGCAACCCTCGGCAACGCTTCAATCGCCTGCGCTGCGTCCATGCCTGCGCTGGCCAGGAAGTAATATGCCTCCGCTGCCTGCGCCGCTGAATAGCGTGTCTCCTTGGCTACAGCCCGGGCAGTTTCTTCCATGCGCTTACGCATCTCATCCGTTACATCGCCCATAATAGAAAGCGAGTTCGTCATTGCAGCGTCAAAATCCATAAACGCTTTAGCACCTGCAGCGGCAGCACCTATGATGGGGAGGGTTACTTTGGTGGTAAAATCCCGGCCCATTTTGGTGAGCCGCTCACCCGTCTTTTTAAACTTTTCCATCCTGTTTTCTGCATCGCTGATAGCCTTTTCGGCCTTGCCCATTTGCTGCTCAAACTTATCCATCTTAAGCGCCAGTTCCGCATAAATCGTCCCTAGGTAAACAGACACACCGCCACCTCCCCTCTCTAAAGTATATCTTCACCAACAAATTCCTCGTGTCCCTCTTGCTTTTGTTTTTCTGCCAGCCATACCGCTGCTGCTTCGTCTATCCAAAAAGCATGCAAACTGGGCAGCCCAATAAGATACGATGACGGCGAACGGTTCCAGTACGATGCAACGGTTGCAAGCCTTTCAAAGCCATCACTGGCCACGAAAGGATGTCAATTCTTCCGCCTCGCCAATTGCATAATCAAAAATGGCGAACTTCTGTTCAAGTGTCAACGGTACGATCGCTGTTATCTCCTCATATGTGGGCTGCACTAATGCCTCCCGCACTACCGCATCAAGTATGGGAAGAATCTTCTTTAAGTCTATCCCCGTTTTTTGCGTTTCGTTTTGTATCTCTTTGATAATATCCTCTTTACTGCCCCCTGTTTTTGCTTTTTTTACTGCAATTTCATAGAGCGGGTTGCCTATGTCAAGCTCCAGCAGATAAGGGGTCAAATCGACGAGTCTAACTGCTACGTTGATTGTGGTGCCTGGTTTAAACCCGGGGATCTCTATTATCTCCGGCATTGCCTGCTGCCGGATTTCCTCAAGTGTGGTTACTCTTTTTTCACTCATCTATGCCCCTCCTTGTTATGCCAGGTTGGCTGGCAACTCATCAACAAATTCTTTTTTATATAAGCCGGTGTCTGCGTTTGGATTATGCAATACCTCAATAGTCATTTCTGGAATTGTCCAGCTGCGGTCCTGAAGAGTTTCATTGCCAAATATTGCCCTGCAGTAATAGAAGGTGTATTTGATGTAGCCGTCCACAGCACTATTAGCATTATAGTTTGTAGCATATGCTTCCAGCTTGAAATATGGAGGATTCTGCTGCTCTTCGATGTTCGGCGCTTCCCATCCCACAATCTGAGCTTCGCTGCCTACTGTTTCCTCAATAAGAGTGCCGCCTGCAATGGCCTCCATTGCCCTTGCATCAAACCTTGCGTCCTGTACCGTAAGCGTCAGCATAACGACCGTGTCAGGGTCTTTTACATAAGCCAGCAATCTGTCACCGCCTCTTAATGCCGAAGATTCTCCAGACTCGGTAACGGTAGATACGCTTACCTGCTGTGCTGTTTTTATTGCATACGAGACAGCGTTCGGGTCTTCTGTCCCGTCGGGCTTTAGCCCCGTGACAATCATTCCCCTTACGCCTCTTATATACCCTTTTTTAATTTGCTGTGCCATGCTCCTCGCCTCCCTCTTTTATACTAGTTTTCTGGTCGTTAATATAGCCTGCTTTTTTCAGACTCTTTTTCAGGGCTTCTGGGATATCTGAAAGTTCCTCTCCCACCCTTAAACGATACTCTTGGTCTTTATATCGAATGATCCTTTTTACTTGTGCTATCATAAAGCATCACTCCCCTTGTACGGCTGCCGCTTCAAATACCAGCAACCGTCCAATCTGTTTTTTCTCATCATCCACAAAATCCCCTGGTGAAGATACCCATTGTAAATAATACCGTGCGCCCCCTTCTGTGTCCGATATTTCCTTGTTATGCAGCGTTGATATGATCTTTTTTTCTATTTCATCCAGTACCATAAAAGAGGCCATTGTGCTGTAAACCCGGATTTCAACATCGACTGCCCCGCCCTGTATCGCACCGACCTTTACGGTTACGTATGGCCTGGCCAGGTTTTGCGGCGCAACGAACGCCTGGTACACTCGCTCGGACAACATTGGCACGTTATTTTTAATGGTGGTTATTACGGCTCTTCGTAACATGTTTTTTCACTCCCATAACTTGCGGTAACTTTCGGCAACATCCTCCGCAAACCTCTCTACCGTGGGCTTTAGTATGGCATATTTCCCGTCTCTGGCCAGCTCCAGATAAACGCCGTATTCCACAGAGTGCGCCACCCTGATGATTATATCGTTGCCCTCGATATCGGGTCTGGCAAATAGGCCTGCCCGTGCGTTCCCTGTGCGGTCCTGCCACGACGCCTTATCTTTCATGTGTTTTTCCATCTTCGCTGCCCAGTGCTGCGCCAGTGCTAACGATGCCGCCTTCTGTCGCTTTGCCCAGTCCCGCATATTCTTTTTAACCTTATCCGCACCTGCCATTATGACACCTCCTCCGCCTCACACTGGACGGCGTATACCTCACCCCTGTACCAGCGTTTTATAACCCGTGTAATCTCCATCTCGGCGCCCTCATACTCCAGCCTATCCTTGCGCCTTATATCCGCATTGTGCGGTGCAAATATCAGCCAGTGCCTCTTATACACCTCGCCGGCTTCCGAGTATCTTGCGCTTACTACTCTTGTGTCCGGTACTATGCGGACCTTTATGGGGCCTATTACTTCAGGGACTAGCTCTATATATCCCCCTGCTCCATCTTGTTCTTTCACGGGTCTTGTAAGCATTACCTCTACCGGCGCTTCATTAATGACCTTTAAATGAGCCTGTCTCAAAGCGTCAATTGCCATTAGTAAGCCCCCCTATCTCTGGAGGATCAAAGCTAAACAGCCTGGAGCCATATTGTCTTGCTTTTCTTCTGTAGTGGTCGGCCATTCTTTCGCAATGGTCCCGGTACTCAGCCAGCGAAACATATTTTATGCTTTCATCGCCTGCCCTGGTCTCCTCTATCCCGCCTCTTTCACTGAACGCCCTGGCTGCCTTTATCTCCCACAGCATTGCCGCTGCTTCTTCGATACTGCTTGCTTCGGACAATATCTGCATCAAAAAGTCATCGGAAAAGCGTGTGTCTTTATCCGTTCCGCCTTCCGGTATGACCTCGTCAATCATCGTACGGAGCAGGGTTATCGTTACAATGGTTACAGTCATTTGCTGCCACCGCCCTTTTTCTTCGTGGTGACCTTCTTTTCTTTATGCCCCGGTTTTGCTTCCACGGGTTTCTGGTCTGGCTCAAAAAACGCACCATGCCGCTCCTGCTCAACAGAACACGGTGTCCACCGCTTAAAAGGCAAAGAAGGATGGCACCGGTGGGCAGGGAGCATGGACGGATCCGCTCCCTGCACCCACGGATACCACTTACAGTCTATACACCTCATGTATCATCCCTGCCTTTACGGCAATGTGATTTCCTGAACGGCATTTTCCGGAGCTGCCACAACGCCTCTCCTTGCTCTTCCCACGATGGATCCCTCTATCAATCTCTTCAGGTCTGCACCTGCGGCATCGATTATTAAGTCATGTTTGATAAGCTCAACAAAATATTTCTGCGGATCGATGAGATAAGCCTTGTTGGGGGCCACACCTGGATATTCATAAGTCTTTTCTCCGACCTGTATACTGTACCCGTCATAGAACACCAGCGAATTTATCTGTGTAATCGGATTATAAATGGTTCCGCCTATCTGCATCCTTTGGAGTGCTTCCTCAATGTCCCACTGCTTCGACGGATGAGCAAGCAGCACGGTCGGCTTCCTCACCATCCTGGTCTCGGTGTTTCTATCACTTGCAGCATCAATCAATCCCTGCTTTATAGTGTTGCGAAGCTTTTCGATGTATGTTGCCCCCTCGGTGGATGCAGCCGTCTTGTTCTTGGCAGGGTAATCATAAGAGAGAATCGGATACAGATGGATATGGTTCAATAATGCGTTATATGCTTCACCCATCGCCCTGGAGAGTTCAGTCATGCTCC